TGGCGGAGCCGCCTGCGTTGAAGTTCATGCCGACACCGCGCGCCCTAAGCGCGGATGGAATGTCTGCCGCCGCGATGGCCCCGAATGCCCCGATGCCCGCAACCGCCGTCGCGTGCAGTACGTCGGTCGTGGTCGTGTCAGTTGCCGTCGCCGCCACCACGGTCGAATCCGCGCCATTCGTGCGAACGTGAGTGAGCTTGCCCATGGAGTCATAAGCCACCACTCCATCAGCGGATGAAGTAGCGCCAGCGCCTACCGGCACCTTCAGCGTCGCCGCCGCGCTCATGTCCAGGATGCCCGTCGCCGCTCCGGTGATGGTCGTGGTGCCGTTCGTGGACCAGATCGTGACGCCGCCCAGCACGGTTGAATTGTTCCATTGAAGCTGACCCGAAGACCCACCCGCAGCAGCAGTCCCCGCAGCAGCAGCCGTGTAGCATGGGTTCGGGCTAGATCCCGTGGTGTATTGGACCACCTGCCCGTTGGTCGGCGTGAACCCAGTACAAAATGGGACGCCCTTGAGGCTGGTCGCGCTGCCACCAGACTTAGGAGTTACCCCCTGCCCAAGACACCCCAAGGCCGTAAACAAAAACAAAATTGCTGTTCGCATAATAAGATTCCCTTGTCTGTATCGAGACTCCTCAAAAACGAAAGGGGCAGGGGCAACCGCCCTCCGCCCCTCAAGCCAGTAAACCGGCCCTTGCCCTACTTCCGAACCTTCTTCCGGCCCTTCTTGTGACGCGCCATTGAAAGTCCCTCCTTTCTGCGCCCCGTCACATTTTCATGACAAGGACGCACAGATACGGCGTAACGGTGGTAGCCGCTTGAACATAAAAGTAGTTCAAATCAGTAGTTAGTCCGCCAGTCATGCTCTGCCCACTCCACGCCGATGCACCCGCAGTAAGTTCTAAGCCAACACCGACAGGTGGCGTAGCTGTGACGTTAAGAGTCTTGTCCCCAACGTAGATGACCGTAGCCCCATTGCCCGCTTCCCCGGTCAGGAACATTACCGTGGCCGACTGGTCGATGGAATCAGTTGTGCGATTAGCCGCAAAATAGGTAGTGGCGAGGGTCCACAAGCTCGTCGCGGTGGTCGGCACCGTCAGTGTTGCAGCCCAGTAGTTCAATGTGCTTTGAGGCATAGGGGCCTACTATTAGCCGACCGAATACCAGTTGGTCTGGGCCGGATCGACCGTAAGTTGAAGAGCCGCATACGCAGCCAAGGTAGTAACGGTGGTTTGCGCGGCGGCGGTATAGATGTTGCCTCCAGGAGTGCTGACCGTAGCCGCTCCCACGGCCTTGAGGGTCAGGACGTATCCAGAAGGCCACGTAGAAGCACTGGGGATATTAGCCATACCGGCGCTGGTGAAAATCACAATCTGGTCTGCTGTGGTGATTGTTGAACTGGGTGACATCGTGGTGGTGAGAGTCGCCAACCGTATCCCGTGGTTGACGAACTGGGTGACGGTCCACCAATTAGAAGCATCCGTGACCACGCCCACAGAAGCATATGGGTTAAGCGTGAGGCTCGCGTATCCGTCAATGTTCCCCTGCGCTGGAGTGACGGTGACATTCGCGGTGCTGATGTTTCGTATCGTGACTTCTTGGCCCACTGGGTACGCCGTTGCGGCCTGAAACGTGACTGTCGCACCAGCGCTAACTAATATGTAGCTGTCTGCTGGCGTCACTGTCGTAGCCGATCCAGCAGATCGCTGGTTGCTTGGGACAGATCCTAATACCCTATCCCAGTTGGAAGACCCATCGCTAGCAATCTCCATGGCTTGATAAGGCGTATTCATCACGTAGTCGCCCGTCTGCCCGTTGATGGTGTTCGCTCCAGAAGGAGTCACGGTGACAGGGTTTGTGGAGGTATCACTCTTGATTATTCTGGGAGCGAACCCTTTGTTCGCGGTAGCAATAGCCGGAAGGGTGATCTTAAACCCAGCCGACACAGCATTTGCTAAAAGCGTCTTAGCTGAGGTGGCAACGGTGGTGTTCGCCGTAACCGTCGAGACTGGGTTTGAGCCAACATTAGCAAAGGCTGTAAACGTCGGCGTGACGCCTGATATTGAAGTCACAACCCAAACAGCCGGATCGCCGACCGCCATGCTGGGGTTGACGTTGACAACCCAATCTCCGACGTTGAGGAAATCGCAGGTAGTTGGAAGGTCCGTCGATCCAGCGGTCACAAAGTAAACTGCGTGCTGGTTTACGTCCCATGCTTTTGATTCAAGCCACGCCATAGATCCCCCTTACCCAATCTGCCAGTAATTTGTTCCGTCTCCAACCCATCGTCCGTATTGCCCGGTTGTCAAAGTCACGGAGGCATTCCCTCCGATGTTCCCTGAAGCTGGAGTAATGGTAGTCGAAGACGTGAGACAACTGAAAGCAATCTCCTGCCCTTTGGGCCAAGCAGTCGCAGCCGGAAGGGTAATCGGGACAGCCCCAGCTAAAACAACCCTGTCGGTATTGGTGCTTACCGTATAGGCCGATCCCGCCGTTTTCGCTTGCAACGAGCGAGAGAAGGGACTAAATGAGGGAGTCGTCCCACTAGCAACCGTAGTGACAACCCAGGCTGCGGGTTCTCCCGTCGCCATCGTTGGGTTGATGTTAATCACCCAGTCCCCGACATTAAAGAAGTCGGCGGTGGTAGGGAGGTCCGCTACCCCCGCCGTGGCAAAATAGATCGCCTGTTGGTTGATGTTCCAAACTTTTGCTTGCTGTAGTGCCATAAAGTCCTTTGCTTTCTACGCACTGTGCGTTAAAAAGAAGTTTGAGCCGTCAGTTAAAACCCCGACCGCAATTGCAGACGCTACCGTAAGCGCAGCGGTTCCGTTGATGTTGCCGGAAGTTGGAGCAACGGTGTAGGTGACGCCTGCACCGTCCAGCAACGTGACGAACTCAACCCCAGGCGGATAGGACGATGGAGCAAGCAGCGTGATGGTGCCCGCTGTGGCGATGTTGACATACCGATCTGAGGTGGCGATGGTCAGCGGAGCGCCAGCCTTGCGGTACATAGCAGCGCCAAGGACCGGAACAATCCTATACCACTTGCTGTTAGCCTCGCAGGCTTGGAGGGTTTCCTGGCAACCCGTGTAGTTCATGACAAGCGAGTCGGCTAAGGTGTTGCCGCTGGCCGCTGACACGGTAACTGCGTAAGCAGCTCCGTTGCGAATGGTGATTTGATACCCGTCGCCAACTCCCGGCGACGTTCCCGGCGTACCGGGAGGGGTCGGGGGAGTAGGACCGATAGTAGGCAGAGTGATGGCGGTAGCCGCCGTAGGCACAATGACCAGTAGACGGGGTGGAGCCGTCATCCCAGGCCCAAAGCCCAGCGTCACGCCACTCACGAGCGTTAAGGAATCCACGCCGTAAGAGACAGGGTTAATCATAGTTGCTTCTCCTGTTTACGCTGTATGCGTGAGGTAGAAGGCGACCCCATCCGTGCAAATTCCGGTGCTTACCTTCGTGCTGACGATGTATGGGGACGCCGTAGTGTTGATGGTGTTCCCCGAAGCGGCAATGCTGATGCTGCTGCCAGAGTAGTTCATGATGCTCACGAATTCGACCCCAGCGGGGTAGACCGATGCAGCTTGCAGAACGACCGTAGTAGTGGCCGTGGCGACGTTGATATACCGATCCGTAGTGGCGACCGTGACGGTCCCGCCAACGGTTCGATAACCAACCGCACCGAGCGGATTCACGATGCGATACCACTTGGTATCTTTCGCACACGCCTGAAGGGTCTCCATAGCGCCCGTATAGTTCAGGATGAGCGAATCCGCCAGCGTATTGCCAGTTGCCGCTGCCAGCGTGACCGCATAGGCCGCGCCGTTGCGGACGGTGATGCAGAAGCCATCACCCACGCCTGGAGTTGTTCCCGGCGTGCCGGGAGGGGTCGGGGGAGTAGAAGCGATGGCGGGCAGGACGATTCCTGTTGCCGCCGTGGGGACGATGACAAGCAGACGAGGCGGGGCGGTTTGACCGGGGCCGAAACCCAAAGTCACACCACTAGCCAACGTCAGCGAGTCCACACCGTAAGAAACGGGGTTATACATATCTGTGTCTCCTTTCGCCTTTTCTCGTTATAGGAGGACCGGACCTACGATTTTGAAGCAGCATCTTGGATTCGGCACCATGAGGTTTCCGGCAAACAAGAACTGCCCGGCGATGTCGATGGAGTTTTGCGCTTCTTTGAAGCCGGTGAACCCGAACTGGAACTTCTTGTTCTCGCTGATGTACAGTTCGATGTAGTTGGTGTTGAGGCCAAGCAGCAGCCCGTTAGTGCCATCCGAGGGGATGTACTTGTCGATGACGACTTCGGCAGCATTGAACCGAAACGCTTGGAAGCCCACCTTGCCAACGTCGCTCTGACCGTCGTTGTAGCGCTGTTGGGGCTGAAGGGTGTTCCAGATCTTGTTGTAGGCCGTCTGCGTCCCTGTCATCAGGTCCACGTAGTCGTTGCCGAACCACGCGAAGCAGTAGGCCGTGTTCACATCGATCAGGGAGTACGCAGAGTACCCACGATTCACGTAGGAGTTTGCTCCGCCAACTGCGGCGGCTGGCGTAATGCCGGTGGTGAAGGAATAGGCGCTGGCTGCGAACAGGTCGGTGCGGGTAATGCCGCCGATGGCTGCGGTGCTCTGCGTCTGATCGCCAACCGTCAAATACGTGCCGCTGGAATTGCCGTCGTCAACCCAAGCCAGCAAGCCATCCATCGACTTGGTGCCTGACAGGGCTCCGGTGAAAGGCGGCGATACTGAACTCTGACCGTCCTGGTACAAACCAGTCGCAATCAGCTTCGCCATCTTCATCGAAGCGTTAGCGAACTTGGACTCCACGATGGAGAACGCTGCCTGCGGGCCACGGTTCAAAATGTCATCGATCCCGTAGAGGGTTACGTTGACGTAGTTGGTCTTCATGTTGACCGTGAAGGCCGTGTCCGTGGTCACATAACTGATGTTGAAAGTGTCACCTTTCGAGAACCAGTCGCCGTTCAGTTCGCTATAGATTATAGGGCGCTGAACATACGTTCCGCCGGAGAAACGCATTCTACGCCGATTGAGCAGTCGTGTGAAGAGCGGCGACTGTTTGAAGATCACATCAGTCGTCCTCTCCACAATATACTGCTCAGTAAATGCAGTGAGGTCGCTTAATTGCAGTGCCATAGACAATCCTTCGTTAGTCCAAATCGGCGGCTATGGCACTACGCTCTACTATTTGAGCTTAGCGGCCAGCCGCGTTCTTGTTGAATTCCCTTGCCGCGTAGGCGGCAATCCCGCCGTCGCCAAGTGGGACTTCGGGAGCCCCGCTTGAATCGTCCTTCTTTTCCATCCCGAGCAACTTTTTCTGGAGCGGACCCATCGTAGGGCCTTCCATGTCGGTTGGGCTTCCAGAGCCTTGCGGCCCCATCCCAGCCACTCGCGCCAGCCGCTCGTCTGCCGCTTTCTTCTCTGCGACAAGAGCGTCATCCTTTTCCTTCAGCTTCGCGTCGTAGTCAGCCTTCATCTTGTCGATCCGCTTGGAAGCTACATACTTGTCGTTGTAGAAACCCCTCAAATCGACCGTTCCGGCTTCGTTCGCCGCCTTCAGGAACTCTTCGGGATCGAACATTTCCCCGAATTCCTGTTGATGCTTAGAGTTCAGGTAAGGAACCTCCAGTGCCGCCTTCGCCGTATAGGCGTTCAGGTTCTTAGTCCACTGTTCAAATCCCTTAACCTTCTCGTCAAAAACATCAGTTTTGACTAGCTTGGTGGGGTCGATCCCCGTTTTCTTCAGCCACTCGTTGCCGAAGCGTTCCACATCTTCAAATGACATATCCCCTCCCAGTGCAATTCGGCTTTCCAGGTCGGCCTTTTCTGTTTCCAGAGTTTCGAGCCGTGTCTGTTTTTCTCGTTCCGCCTTGGTCATCTTTGCTTCAGAGTCCCAGTTTGCAGTGCGCCAATCGCGCCAGCCCTGAAGCTCCTCTAGCTCTGTTCGGTGTTCGTCAAGCTTTCTTGAGTAGTCGTCCTGGCGAAGCCCGAACTCCATGACCTTGGGGTTCTTTTCTGCCAACTGGGTGAAGAGGGTTTTGTCTTCATCGTTCCCAAACGTTTCAAGCAGCGCGTCAAACGCACTGCTCGTCTTCTTAGCCATAGCGCGTCCCTTCCAGCCAGAGGGTTATGCGCCCATTGCTTCAGGGCCTTCCGGCATCGCCATCGCGGTTTGCGCCGGTTCCGACCCAGTGGACATTGGGCTCCCCTGGCCTTGTAAACTCTGCTGTGCTTCTTTCTCGATCATCTTCATCATGCCCGCCGCCCTTGTCACGATTGGCATCAGCGCGGGCTTCTCAATCGACAACACCTTCGCCACGTCCATCATGTCCTTTGAAATGGACTGCATCTTTTGCAGAACAAATTGCATGGACGCCTGGGGACCGGATGCACCGCCAGCCCCCGCACTCTGTTGAGCCGCACCTTCGGCGTATCGCTGGAGTGGGGGAGCCTGCTGCTGGGTCACGTCAGGGGAAAGAGGAGGGGTGGCTGTGGTGGCCATAAACGCCTAACCTACTTCGATTGTTTCACCGCACGGTCGCTCAGCGGAGTTTTGAACGACGTATAGCCTTTGGTCGGCGTGTGGTCCAAGAGAGCTTCTGAACCGGAGAGTTGGAACGTCCCGGCCCTTTCTCCCTTATTGAATTGCTGCAACGGAACAGGTGTGCGAGAAGTCGGGGCATGGGAGCCAAGCAACTGCTCTTCAGGAGTCCCCGTCTTGCCATCGTGCTCGACATTCAGCGGACTGTTCTTCTGAAGCGAGGCTTCTGATCCAAGAAGTTGTTTTTCCATGTGGTCTCTCTTTTATGGCAGGCGCAGAGGGTAGTGTCCAAGCGATTCTGCCTGTTCTCCACTACCCCCTATCGGCGTTGAGTTACGCGCGCTTGTGCCCGCGCTTCGCCTTGCGGCCCTTTTTACGTGCCATAATGTAGATCCCCCTTTCTCAGTTTTGGCTGGAGTCCCAACCGTTACTAATAAATCGGCTAAGGGGCTTAGGATGGTGCGCCCAGAAGGAGTCGAACCTTCAATCTACTGATTAAGAGTCAGTTGCTTTATCCAATTGAGCCATGGGCGCACACTTCAGACGTTCCCCGTCTTCTGGCCACCCGTCATCTTGGGAGCAGACTGCCCTGACGGCTTAGGCGCTTTGGCCCCAATACCCATCTCATGTTCCTGCTTGAGCATTTCCATAAGCTGTTTCGGGTTGAGTTCCAAAACGCTCCACAGATATTGCAGGGGCAGTAGGCCCTTTGCGGCCATATTGATGGCTGTCTGCTTTTCACGGTCACGGCTAGATCCTAACAGCGATCCCGGCGTAATCATCATCGAGAAGTTCTTCCAGTGATCTTCGCGGGTTACGTGGTCAGGAATGAGATTTGGCCCTTCGTAGTTGAAGTCCTCCAGGCTGATCCCGTCTTTCCCTAAGAGTCGCAACCGCATGGGCAACTCGAAGTATTGGAAAACGTTGGACATAGCCTGTACGCCCACATCACGCAGGAACAATTCCCCGTAGCGGGATTCCAATTGAGTTGGGGTGTTCAGCATTTCCCGCATCTGTTCGATGGTGTCGCCGCCTGGAACTTGCTTCTTCTTCCCAAGTGCCCCTGGATCGACAATCCCGGCAAGGCGGTCAAACTCCATCGACAGGTATTGGTGGGCCTGCATCACCCACGCGGGGATCTCTGGGGGAGCTATGTACCTCACGTCCGTCTGAGGATTGCTGTTCGGCAGCATGTAGAGTCTTGCCCCTGGCATGTCGGGGTAGAACTCCCGCCACGTTGCTTGGGGCACAGCGCCCGCTTTGGTGACAACCGTGGGGTTGAGAGCCCGCCGCACCATGTCCAGGATGCCAGCGATGATCTCATTCATCCCCTCGTTAAGAGGTAGCAGGTCTCGATACTTCGACAGGCCCCAGAAGGACCACGGGACTGGATTGAGGCGCAGCGTAGCGAAGGGGAACAGCCCATGCCAGAACGGGGCAGGCCCATCGTACATCAGCCTGCGGCCCGCAAACACCAGGAGCCGTTTACGTGGATACAGACGCTCTCCGGGGTTGACCCAGTACCACCAGTTGTAAAGGGTAAGCGGCAGATAGGGATGCCGCATCAAGACCTTGTTCTTGGATTCGTTCACCTGCGGGTCATCGACGTAGTACTCTTGCATTTCCAATGATTTGAAAACGCTGGTGCCAATATCCCCCGATCCTATGCGAATCCCAACAGAGCGCCGCATTGCTGGCGATAAGCGCTCCCAAGTGTACTCTGGATATTCTTTAGGCCGCGTGAACTGCGCCGCTCCGCCCGCGCCCTGTTCTACGTCGGACAGTTCTTTTTCAATTCCAGCGCAGCCGTAAGGAAACTTGTTCCTGAAATATGACAGGGCTTTCCACGTCTTGTAGAGCATGGCTGTGGAATTCTGTAAATGGAATCCAGGCTGGATCGGGAATACAGAATCCGGCCCACAGGAAATAGCCTGCATCATCCCTGGAGACGCCGCGCCAATCTTCCAGAACCCTGTCCCGTTCAATTTGGTGATGTCGTTGACGCGGATGAATTCAGCATCCATGTCTCTTGTCAGCCACTCTGAGCGGATGACCTTAGAAACGATGTCTGCCTCCCCTTTGTAGGCGTCAATTTTGGTAGAGATGTCTATCGTAGGACGGGTTTGGGTAAGGAGGGAAAGGTCGGTAATGCGAGAATTGTTGAGGCGATTGTCGAAAACCTTTGACTTGTACTTCGCTCTACGCCGATCCCAATACTCCCCGCCAAGCGCCCGCATGTACCTAGCAGCAGCTTCCTTTTCTGGGTTCAGGTCTGCTGTTTTGTAGGCTTCCTCTTTTGCGGATTCGCGCCAATGCTCTAACCCTGACAGGTACTTCTGCCTGTCCTCGCCCTGATTCCCGGTGGCATAATGCGCGTTCTCACCATCTGAGTCAGAGCCGTAATGTGGGCCAACTGGCAAAAAATCCATAGTTTCGTCGTGTCTGGATACAGACAAACGCTCTCGTTACTTTGAATCGAGGCCCTAGTCCGCAACCTCCACAGACCGCTCAACCACAGTGATGGGAGCCGGTGCCTCTGGCGGTAGGGGCTTTGCTTTCTGCTCTGCAATAAAATCCTCGTTGACACTGGCCCAGCACCCCGGCATTCCTTGGCAGCTTGCCCCCTTAGCCGAATACTCCGCGTGCGGCGGCATGTCGCTCGGCATTGTCAGTCCTTCGGCCTTGCAATACTCCCTCTGCTCTTGAACTGTGCGGATGCGAACGGGCTCAGGGGAGCCATCCACCATACGGCTACTTCTGACCCGATAGGCGACGTGCCCGCCGTCCTCTGTGGGGTTCTGGGTTACGCATCCCGGCTGGTTGTACTTGTCGAGAGTGCCCAACCAGATGGCGTGGGAGATTGAAGGCATAAGCTGCGTCGGATTGCCACACTCCACACAGTTGGGCATCGTAGCACCAATCTTCGTGAAGTAGGCTTCCCAGACGCGCCCCTGCAAGTAGCATCCTTCGTGAGCGCAGGCGAATTCATAAATTGGCATTAGGCAACCTCTACCGGAGCCTCCAGCGCCTTTGCCCGATCCACGGCCTTCCGCGCTTCCGTAACGAGTTGCTGGATACCCTTTTCAACCTCCGCGCCGGTTGGGCGATCTTTCCCCGTCAGCCCCTTCAGAATCTCAGGATGCGGGAAATACACCGGAGGCTGATACGCCGGGTCTAGCGAATAGGCCCAGTTGTTCTCCATGCCGATGGAGAACATATCGTCGATAAGCTCCTCTGGCGTGCGGCCCATCTCGGCAGCGCGATCTTTAAGCGGCTGCACCCAAGTTGGGTCCAACGTCAAGAGAAACGTGTGGGAGCCGTCCTGGATATTGCGGCTTGCCCCAACGGCATTCACAACATCGCTGCCGTTGCTGACTGGCTTTTCGACAGTTTCCTCGATCTTCTTGACCTGATCGGGCGACAGCATGACGCCGCCGTTAGCATAATTCTCGAACCAAAGCCGTGCTCTGGTAGCCAGCCAATCGGTGAAGGGGACATCTTTCAGGGAGTCCTGGAATTGCTTCGCGGTTTCCTCCCGAAGTACGAGCGTCAAAGGGATATGGATAGACGGCTGGACGGGCATGGTTGACCTTTCTACGAAACAATACCGGGGGCCGAAGCCCCCGGCTTACACTCTTGCAAGAGTTACTGGCTGACGGGCGTGCCGAGCGTAATGGTCACACCGGTATCGGCACCAGCGACCACATCAATCAGGTCGGTGGCAACGATGGCCGCTGCGCCAGTGGCAGCCGGAGTGATCGTCACCGTGAACGTAACGCTGAGTGCGAGCGTCGAGCTAGCCACCAGGAAGCCGGAGGCCACGCTGCCAGCTACAGGAGTCGCGTCGGGCACGACGGCCAAAGAGGCGGGCATGGACGAAATGGCAGTCACCACATCGCCGGGCTGGAGGGTTGTCGGGTTGTTGTCTACGTCGGTGACAGCCACCGCATACGAGACCTTCTGTGCATCTTGAAGTTGGAAATTAGCCATGTGAACTCCTATAGGATTCTATTTCTGTGGTTGCGGTTTCCCGAGAGTGATTTGCAACTTCACTGGCGGTCCTGGTATGTAGAAAACGGCCTTCTCGATGACTGCGAGACTGTCCGTGATCTGAGCCAGCGTAAGAACTTGAGCCTCGCCTTGCTGCTGGACGAGGGATCGCACGGCAGCAATCTGAGCCGAAAGCCCCGACTGCCCTACTTTGACCTGTGAGGCCAAATTGGCTTGGTTCGTTAGCACATTTCGCAGTAGGGCGATGATCTGGTGAACCAAGTTTAGAATTGTCATCATACGATTTTCTCAAGGAGACCGTCGCCCTTAGGCGACGGTCCCCTGCGCTTAATTTATGGGCCTGCCGCTACTTGGAGATCATGGGCCACAATTGGGATAGTGCCCAGAAGAACAAGCCGCCGCAGACGAATGACGGATAGTACGGCTGTGGGCTGTTCCACCAGCGCGACCATGCGCCGATACCGAACAGTACCACGGCGATCACCAGGAAGAGAATTGAAACGGTCATTGAACTCACCCTTTCGTTACGCAGACTGAATCGTCTTTGCTGAGTTTGAGCAGGGGCTCGCGTGGCGGCTTGACCGCCAGTTTGTAGAAGAGTTCCTGGAACCCGCTCTGTGAGGCGGTGTGCAGGATTACGGAGAGGACGGCGGTGGCGGCCGGGATCTGGATGACCAGCGTGCCACCCGATGTCCAGGTACCGGTCATTGAGACCTGAAAGCCAACCGAGGTGAAGAAGGCAACGGCAATCGCCAGCACCCGGTTAATGGTGTCCGTTCTCGCTGAGAGCCAGGGAAACCACGGTGAGCCTTTGAGCCATTGGAGCAGGTAGACCAGGATGACGCTGACGCCCGCCTGACTTCCAAGTTCGGTTGAGAGCATGACTTTCCTTTATGCGGACACCGCAGCCAGATCGTCCGTCAATGCGGCGATGTCGAACCCAGCCGGGCATTGCCCGTTGTCGGCGAGCCAGTCTTGCGAGATGACCACATAAGCCTCGTCGCAATAGGCCTTCATGAATGTGGCGTCGGTTGCCATCAATCCGCCCCACGTAACTGTCTGGTAGAGGTCTAGGTTTGGGTCCAGTGTGGCGTCTGCCTGACCGACGCAGTGCCCGCCCCAACTACCGGGTTCCCAATCCCCGCTCAGGTCGGATGGGATATTACCCCAGAAGTTAGAATTCTGCATGGCGGCAGGAAGGTTTACGCCATCGAAGGTCGAACCGAAGATCCAAAGGGCCGCGTTGATTTCGTCGGGATCGGCTAAGTTGATCTGCGCGAATGCACCAATCTTATGCACAACGCCGCCGATGGTGATGCCCGTGTTGCGCCAGTAGTTCAACGCGGTCAACATATCGCATCCGTTGTCGGTTGATGGATCGCCGGGAACATAGCCGCCGATGGCCGAGTACAGCGAAATCACTTCGGCATCGCTCGGCACCGGCATAGGATGTCCCGCATTGGCGGCGTGCTGCATAACAGTGTGGCACATCTGCGCGGGTACACAGCAGTTTCCTGAGATAAGAACCTGTCCATTGCGCCGCGTCACCAGGGTTGAGTTAGGGACCGTGGCGCAGAACACCTCCCCGCGATAGTGGTCAATCTGAACGGTTGGCTTGCTTGATAGCCTTTGAAGGGTAACTAGGCCCTGCATTCTCCATTCCGTCAATGTGTGATCGTCGTGGTCCGTTGCCCCGGTGACTATCTTGCCTTTGATTATCCCGTCGCGCATTGGGCGAGAATAGATGCCCCCGCGTTTGCCAATTCGCAGAAGAAGTTCTTGTAGGTCATCAATCATGCGCCTACTGGTGGAACTGAAGCTCCGGGAGCCCTCCCCTGAAACGTGCTGATCTCCGTAGAACTTCAAGAAGCCTTGTACTTGCGAAACGGACGCCACCTTGACAATGTCGGGAACCCGCTTGAATGGACTCTTCAGGGTCGGGTTCGTGTAGCAGTTCACCTTCATCCACTCTGCGAGAGCGCCATCCGTGAACTGCCATACGCCCCTGCGCTTGGGGAACTCGCTGATGCCAAGCCGACATGCAAGCGCCGCCACCATCTCGCGCCGATCTTCCCGAAAGCAACAGAAACTTATCGTATCTCGGTGGTGCTCGGCGTTACTGACGTATCCATCGGAAAGGACCAGTGCCAGGATGGCCAGAAAATCGTCACCATCCCAGTCCCTGCCTCCAATCCGCAGGGATCGCAACTCCGCCCCCAGGAATCCGGTAGTCGATGCTGGTAAAGCAACCCGCGTGCCCAACTCCGAGATCGGGGAGAACTGATAGTGGCCGTAACCGGAAGTCCCAGGAACGTACTGCCCGTCTTGGTACGGGATTACATAGGGCCGGTGAAACATGCGGTGATTGGGTGTTAGGCCAAAGTCCAGACTCCTATGGTCGGCAAAGTACATTGGGCCGTCGTAGTCCCACCGCTGAAGAGCAGACGGCTGCTGGAACTCTAGGAGGCCTGTAGTTTGGTTCATCGTCCCCAACGGGGAGCCGTCATATTCCGGCCAGGGCTGCCAGCCTTTCTCTGTCAGCACCTCAGTTGTGGCATCGTGGCAACCATATCGGTCGTTCAGCAGCATCCGGTAGCCGCCCTGCTTCATCACGGCGGGGCTGTACTGGACGCTCTGCGGCGTGGGCGGCAGTTTCCCTATGGTTAGGTATTTGGTGAGCTTCAGATTGCGATCATCGGGCGGACTCGGGTTCCGACCGAGCTTCCATGTAAATTCTGGCATGGTAGGCCCCTTAGCGGAATCCGCCCAACAGGTAGGCTATGAGCAGGATTAGCAGAATGGTACCGAGACTGATACCGAACCCGCCCCCTGCGCCGAAGCGGTTATAGCCGTACCAACCTCCGCCCGAGCCGAACAGCAGAATCAGAATGATGATTAGAATCAGCATAGCCCACTTACCATCCTTTGCCAATCAGGAATGTGGCGATCACTTGATAGTTGGAGTTGTTGTTCACGCTGCTTTTGACGAACCGCACCGGAAGTGCGATAACAAACCCGCGCGGCAAATGGATGATGGGCATCTCGCCGCCGCTCCAGGTCCAGCCGGTGTTCGACCCGGCCCAACTCACCCCGGCCCCAGTGACCGTATAGAGGCCCAGCCAGTGAACCGTGAATAGCTTCTGCGCCACGCCAGGGGCGAAGTTCGTGGACACATTTCCCGGCTTAGTGGAGTCGGACAGCACGTCCAGGCTGGAAAAGAACCAGGAACTTCCGGCAATAGCGTGCGCGTAAACCGCTGTACCAGCCAATGAAGCGGCGCTGGTATGGTTGTAGCTCACTCCAGCCGCCGCAAAGTTATCTTGAGCGAGGGCCGATCCCGATACGATCATCAGCAGGAGCAGCGCGCGCATGGGCTACTTCTTGAGGTTGTCGATGGCGATTTGAAGATTCAGCGCCCTGGTCTTGACGTCGCTGAGGTGATGACGCGCTATCTGGTGAGCCCAGCCGGTGGCTGGGAACGCCGTCGCCGTAGTACGCACATTCGCCTTAAACGCACCCGTAGCCGCTGGCGGCGGGTTGATGGCGTTCAGGAAGGCGTTGATGGCTTGTGTCACGGGGATAGCGTACACCTGCGCCTCCGGAGGGAGCGCATTCAACTTCTGGAGCGCGTTGGCGAAGTAGGCGGTGATCTTCAGCGTCTTGACTGCGGGCGCATCCGAAGAGGCGAGTTCCGTACTCGTCTGGGTGTAAGCAGCCGGGACATCGGCAATCGCCGCCTCGATGGGCGTAGCGTCAGCGGCTGGGATCTTGCCCGCCGTGGCGAGGCTGGCGACAAGGATCTCGGACGCCGCCACGCTCGCTTCCAAGGTGAGCAGAATGTCGGAACCGGTACAGCCGGTCTGGGTGAGCATGGCGGCCGCGGCAAACACGGCCAGGAATGGTTTGAATTTCATCGGGAATCTCCTTTAACTTTCTTACGACGGCAAACCTAGTTGCTTCCTGAGTTCTGCTTCGACCCTGCCCGCTGGCCCATGAACCACTTCGACTGCGAGGATCTGAAGGGACTCATCATACCGAGCGTCGGCTTCGACCTCGATGAAGAATTTATGCCCCTTGATGTCCCAGGAATCAGGCGTGCTGCCCGGTTTCACGGTTGAGCCATTGGCTGTGAGTTGAGCGAGTAGATTGTCTACCTGTGCCCGAGTTACCGGAGCGATGTCGAACGATGGGTTGTCCATGGTGCTCCCTAGTCGCGTATCTGTCTACACTACCTCGCCGTAGATAATCTGCCCATTGTAAGCAAACTTAAAACTTTGTCCGAACCCCAAATCAGCAGCGGCCATCTGCACAGTATAGGTAAAGGGATCGGTAGCGTGTTGCGGACCGTAAGTCCCGTCGCTGTTTGGGGCTGGTATGGCATAGGTGTTGGCGGGGGTTGACCCCCAGATCGTTGGAACACCAATAGGGCCGGGGGTAAATATGATCGGCGTGCCAGTCGTGATGGTCGTGGCTAGCGTTGTGTCAAGCTGGACAAAGGTTGATTGGATTGTGTGGACATGCGTGTTGGCTGGGATACCAGCAGCATTGGCCCAAACGCCAGTATAAAGCCCAGCGGTTGAAGGAAAATACAGGACATAGGTACCGGCAGCGCTACCCGCATTGGTAGTCAACGTCATCTGGCTTGGCATCTGGCTGTGAATCGCACAGATCCCCTTGCCTTGATATACGATGTCCGTCCCACCAGTGTCCTGGCGGTAATTCAAAGTCGAAGTGTATGTCGTCGCTGTATTGCAGGAGGACACGGGATTTTTCTCCTTCCCTATTCCTTTTAGGGGGTCGGGCTATGCCAGCGCCGTCTTACGCCCCTACGATACTATGAAATCGTATTTTCGTCCACCTAGAAAACTTCCATGTCGTTCGGATTATTCCACTCCTGCGATGGGTCCCAATACTGGTTCGCTTCATTGATAAGATCATCTTCCCCTTGTTGCGACACTGGAGCACCACCATTATTGTTCCGCGTAATCTCAAGCCTACGGCTCCCACATACCGCACACCGCATCCCTCCAGACTGGACTACTTTGTGATTGGGGTCCATCTGCGGCTGAAACTCTGTCGGGTCTATGTTCTTATCCTCGACTGTGTTGGCCCACCATTCGTTCGGGCAGTTCTGGCACTTTATCACATAGACGGCATCTTCTTTTGCTAACTTCGCCTTCGGCGCGATCATACCTAAAGCGTCGTTCCAGTCTCCCTCGTGGGCCGTATAAAGGGAAATCATACACGCTAAAAGCTCATCGTCCCACTCGTCCTGGTCGCCTCCAGCACTGTAGGAGTCTTCCTCGTCCTTAACAAAATTCTTCATCTCCTCTGCGAGATTGCGGGATCGGACAAAGAACAATTCCTGCTGGAGCCATCGCTTAAACGTCTGCCAGAGCCGGGGACGGGAAGACATATTTGTCCACCATCCCAACTTGTTTGACATGATGTTCAGGGAATCTAAGTGCTTCCAGCGGTATAGATTGGGATACCCCAACTGGTAGCGCAGCGTGCCTAAGCAAATGTCATATCGGTTGCATTCGACAGACATCAGTCCGCTGTTGTAAAGCAAACCAAGATGGTTCAGTTTGTAGGCAAACCCAATAGGATCAATCGTGTTTGCCCTCCACGTTGCTACCTGATAATCTCCGCCGCCTGTCGTGCTAAACCGGATAGCGACCCCTACGCTGTAGGCCGACTTGCCGCCCAACCCCTCCGAGAGATCAGCGCCTATGCAGTATTCAGCCTCCGGCATGGGCCACTCCCAGATCTTCAGCGGAGCATCGTCGTAAGTGTGATCGAGGTTGCAATCCTCCTGGTAGCAGGAATAAAACCCAGCTTCGTTCTTTGGATTGGTAGTATTACATCCGTGGAATCTTCCAGCCAGATCAAAGTCTCCCTCTGCTATCGGGTTCCGCACGTTTATATTGGCGAAGTCCTGCGCCTTCTGCCCGAATATCTGATAACCCTGCAACTGGAATGCCTCTTCGCCTGTGCTGGCCATTTCCTGTTTCAGTAACTTAGAACTCTCTTCGTCTCTGTCCGAATTCTTTCTACGATGCTCATACCATGCCAGTTGCTCGTCGGCCAACACGTATGGGTTAAGTATCCCAATCTCGCAGGTTGGGCAAATTAAACCAGATCTGTCTACCTTTTGAACGTAGCGGTAGTGATACTGTAAACATTCACTTCGCTGGCAGCGAAGCCACTCCGACTCTACTTTCTCCCTCATTCTAAACTCCGGCGTCTCAACCCTCCAGTTGACAGGCACCGGGCGGACTCTAGTTGCCTCAAAAAAGAACGGAAGGAATAGTGGATACCACTCAGCCTCATCGCTCCCCAGCAATTCCATACAGCGCTTCCAGAGTTTATGCCCGTAACGGTTGGCCCCCTTAGCCGTTGATTCCAAAATAGCAAAGGTGTTCTCATCTTCCACAAGAGCATTCACCATGTCTTCATCAATAATCCCGCGAGCTACGTCCTCCGTATATTCCGTGAACTCAGAAACGTGTACGGCGCTTAACCTTATTCCCTGCCCGACGCCAGAAGAATTCGCTCCCCTAACGAACACCTTGCTGTTTAATCCTGGGTCTATGCTCCTTAAGTCTGGCTTGGGATTGTCGAAGTATAGAAGCTCGTCAGCCTTCCTCTGGGCGCACATCGGCTTCATCCACCAGGGCATATTATCGTAAATGAAGCACATTATAGGGAACAAAACATCCGAAGTATGGGCCTTGTCGTAAGAGACTACGAGGGCATTGATGTTTGAAAAGAACATAGTACGCCAAGCTATCAACGCTTCAATTAAAGTCGAACATCCCAATTGTCTCGCTTTGATGATTATAATCTTTTGTGGCTGTTTCTTAGCCTTCATTTCAAGAACTTTTTCCAATATAAGTTCCTGGGCCGGTAACAGCGTAAGTAATTGATTTCTTAGCTTTTTGGTAGTGATCCAGAAGTAGTTTCTGGCCGCATACACGAAGTCGTTCCGGCAGTGTTCGAGTTCGCGGAGGATGACCCTGACCTCCGAAGGGGTGAGGTTGTCGGATTGATTGAATTTGCCGTCTTGATTCAGGTGCTCGATAAGCTGAGCAACCTCAAGATCTTGGTGCCAACGGGAGTCGGCCATACACACGCCCTTACTCTGGGGTCACATCAATGACGTTGGTGGCAGAGAGATTTCTTTTCTCCAATTTGCGGACAAGGGACTCGAAGCTGACGGAGGTGTTCTCGGTTTTGTTATTGTTCTGCTGGAGCAGGTTGTTGGTGACGGTGACGCCCCCTGGCGGCTTGATGAGGTTCACAATTTGCAGGGCCAACTCGATGCAGCGCACGTTTCCGTCTTTGATCTTCTGGCGCAAGCCTATGAACGCCTCTGTGAGCATCGGGTCAATGTTCTCTATGAGATGGCGCTCTGGGATCTTGGCGATGTTCTTGCGCGTAACCTTGATGGCGGAGCGGCTGATGGGGGGTGTAAGGGCCTCAGTTGCGCCGCCCTGGTTCGTTATCCCCAGGAAACTGGGGTTTGTGGACTGATCCGCCATACACTGTTAGGAATCGCCTATCACTTGCTAAACTTCGATGCCGCCACTCCCGCGACCGGCGCTCCCCACTGGCTTAAATCGTTGCCTGAAGCCTGCTCGTCGGTTGTGTTCCATGGGGTGCGCTCCTCCTGCGTCCCTCGGATCGTCTCGTCTAGGGATTGCGGTGGGGGGATGGCGAACTTCGGTTCTATCTTCCGGCGCTCAGAGGTGTAGCGGGCATTGGCTTGCGCTGTAATCTCGTCCAGTACTCGCTTCGGGTTCATGTCCGCATCGGACGTGGACACTACCACACTAACGCATTCTGCTGGGTCAGACACCCCCGGCTGTGCGTAACTGATCTTTACGGTCGGCATGTAGATGCCGCCATTTCGCATGTCGGCAAAGCTCTCCCCAGGCCCTCTCTGAATGCTTCGGGTCAATGTGATTGGGGCTTTACACCCAGGAGGATGGACTTGCAGGGTAGCCGGGAGGTTCTTGCTGTAGTGCTCAAACATCTCCTCTTTAGTGAAATTCTCTATGAATCCCACCGTAGGCTGTTTGGGCTTGAATCTCTCCGAGACGTCGGCAGCGTCCCTCGCCGTGGGGAGGATGATGGCTGGGTCTGCGGGAGGAAGCTCTTGTCTGGATACAGACTCGATTGCCGGGCTGGTAGTAGTTCCCGCCACCTCCAGCGCCATGGCAAACATATCCGCGAAGTCCTCCATCTTTGCTATGAGATGGTCCGCAAAGGCTTCTACGGTTTGGAACTTCTGCCCTGCTTTCAAGGTGCGAAGAATTATGGGCTTGAACTGCTTAGGAGTCATGCTTCTCCCGGTCCTTTAGAAAATCCTGCTCCAATGCTACTTCGACGCATTTCAACATTCCCAGCAAGGACACAACTGAACTTGGCCTAGAGCCACTCCAACAAATATCTCCATATTCATCAGTCCAAACCACTAGGACATGGGTTGGCTCTGCCTTACCAAACTCTTCAAGGCAAGTCATCAGAGCCTCAGACGGGGATCGCGTGGCTACGGTCTCACTCATAGAACCTCATCGTGCACAGCAAATAGAAAACCGTCGAGTCTTCCTTCTGCTCGCATATTGGAGAAAGTTTATAGCTTACTTGAAAACTACCATGCGGGATACGGACCACGTTACCACTTTTTACGTCTAAGATAGACACGCCATGACCGTCATTAAACTGGACAAACCCTTCGGGCAGGTATTCGTTTTCAACAATCTTCAGATCGGTCAGGTCACCCATGTCACTCCATTCCCAAGTGCGGTAGCGCCGCCTGCTCCGCAATCCGCCCTTCGGCTATCTCCTTAGCCCTCTCGATACCAACAGAGGGATCTTCGGCTAGGACCTGCGCTACTTCCCAATGCAGGCTGGCGTCCTCTTCTTTGGTGTAGTCCACGCCCGCTTCAGTCTCTCTCGGCTTCACTACGACGCCAACGAAGCGATCAATCGAGTCTCGGAGCTTCGCCACTTCAATAGCGATGGCCCCGGCTGCGTTGCCATGCCCTGCGATGAGTTTGGGGATGTCGCTCAGATCCTTAGCGACAGAGGAAAGAGTCTCGACGGCCTTGCAGAACTGCTCCTGGACTTCGATCTGCTTCTTTCGGCTGCGGTACATCCAATAGCCGCCAACGGCCAATGCCACTAGGAAAAGGCAGAAGCAGAACGTACCAAAGATGGCCAACAGAATTGTTTGCATTTTCGCCCAACATCAGTGTACTGTGGATTTATGGATAACACAATCCCCACTCCCAAGAAATTAGGCCGTAAGGCCCTGCCAGAAGATAAGAAACGAGTGAGGATTGGATGCAGGGTTTCGCCCCAAACTATGTCTTTCCTATTAGAAAGGACCGCCGTTCAAGGTTGCAGCATGGGTAAGGTTATTGATTTTGTGGCGGAAGCGTGGCTCAAGGCTGAGCGTCCATAGCCGTTACAAAGCGAGTGAGCCGCGTCCTGTAACTTGCCCAAGGCTGTTTTCAATAGCAACTTGGCTGTGGCCGTACCAATCCCCATCATCTCCGCAATTTCCGCAGGCTCCATCTCTTCATCCCCATATGCCAGATCAATTGCCTGTTGCTCCGTCTGTGTGAGATGAGCGTCTGACATGATGGTGGAGATTTCTAACTGTATGGATTCTAACTCGTTATACGTGTCGGCCCGATCAGACGAAAAAAAAGAGTCAGTGTAGTCCTGACTCAAGTATTCGTCGCGGAGGCTGGGGTTCGAGCTTCCTCTCGCTGTCTGCCCCTTTGGCGTCCCCATTGAAACGAAGCGCTCTCGGTAGAGCATCGTATGGGTTTCGCCTGGGGCTAGCCGCGTTATCAAGTGTTGGGATCGGAAAAAGTCTAAAACTCGCCCACCTACGCGCTGGACAGCCCAGATCCAGAAAGAAGCGTAGGGGTCTTTGCGAGGCTCAGTAACCGCAATCCCCAACACTGGCGACCAGAAGATGATGAGGTCGGCTACGTGGGCAAGTTTCTTTTGGAATGCCTGGAGATCAGGATTGTAGGATAGGCAACAGCGCCACAATGCCAGCCTAGCCTCAGATCTGGCCTCTTCCTGATAGGTCAACGCTCCCGATACGCGATAGCTCCAACAGAGCCTTTCGGCCACCCTGTCGGCTTGCGCCAGATGCCTATCAAAGAGTGTTTGGGGCTCCACCAGCATTAAGCATACATCGAACTATAAGATACATTCAAGTCTTATCCTTGAACAAAAGCCCCATCTGTGGTTTTTTCTTGGCCTTCGCCGGAGGGCCGCTGCTTTCTTGTTGCACACTAAGGGTAGGCTGCGACCGCGCCCGTACTTCTTCGGTTATTGTCGCCGTAGTCGCATCATGCCGCCACTTCTCAAAGGGGACTGCCCTTTCATCGGCAGGAGCGTCCCAGCCCTCGTCAGTCCACTTCAAAGCGCAAGCACCCCCTCAGCTTCGTCCATGTAAGCGTCGAACGTCTGGCACTTCAGTATTCTCAGGGTCTCGGAGTGGTAATGAAAACACCTATAG